CAGCAGGAGACACCAACATTGGAGTTATAACATGAGTTTAATTGAGCAATTACAAAAAAGAAAACAAGATGAAGCAGATGCCAGAGAATTGTCTAATTTAAAAGCAGAGCAACAAAAAAATACTCTTGTAAATATGGGTAGAGACGAAGGAGCTAATGCTGCTTTAAAAGCAGTAGAAAATAGGTTAGCTCAAATAACTGCTGCTCAAAATGCTTATGGTTTAGATAGTCAGTGGACTAAAACAGTTGACAGTCTTACTAATAAACCTGATAGTTACCCACTAACTATGTCTGATATAGAGATGGTAGCAAAAAATAGAAATCCTGCAGATCTTGAATATGAGTTTAATAAATTAGTAAAAGATGGAAAACAACTAGAATTTGACGATATAGCTTTTATGAGCAGAGATCTTAATAAAACTTCTGATACTGATATAAGACCAGATGTAGATTATTATAATAATGCTCCAGCAAGTAGAGAAGATCTTATAAGAGCTTTGAAAAAAGGTTTTGCTACTAACGATCAAAGCATTAGAGAACAGAAAAACGGTATTGATAAAATGCTGTTTGAAGAAAATAATAAAGAAGAATTTAACAAAATGAGACAGAGAGGACAGTAAAATGATGGAAGGTTTAGCAGGTAGTTTAGCACAAAAACAAGCACCTCAAGACAGTCAAATGGCTGCTATTGAGCAAATTGTTCAGCTTCTTTTAGAAGGAGCAAATCCTGAACAGCTTATTCAACAAGGAGTACCTCCTGAAATGATTATGCAAGCCATAGAAATGATAGAACAACAAATGGCAGCTCAAGAAGGTGGTCAAGCTCAACAAGCTCCTGCTCAAAATATGGAAGGCGGTTTAGCTCAAAGTATGATGGGGTAGTTTATGGCGGGTTTAGCAGAATCTTTAGCGTGTAACACACCTAAAAAAACACCTAGCCATAAAACTAAGTCTCATGTAGTTAAAGCTTGTGAAAATGGTGTTCAAAAAATAATTAGATTTGGACAGCAAGGTGTTAAAGGTTCTCCTAAGAAAAAAGGAGAGTCTGAAGCTGACCGTAAAAGACGAAAAGCGTTTAAAGCTCGGCATAAAAAGAATATAGACAAAGGAAAAATGTCTGCAGCTTATTGGGCAAATCGTTCAAAGTGGTGATGACATGAAACTAAACAAGAATATTTTAAAAGTGTTAAGAAAAAGATTAAAAAATAAGCAATAAAAATAAAAATTGTACTAAAGGTTATAAATTTTGTAGAATGCCTACAAATCAGTAACTTAAATTAACCAACTAATTAAATAAAGGATTCTTAAATGAGCAACCTTACAGATCAAGAACTAGCAACAGCAAATAATCAGTATTGGGTAAACATGTACAACGACTTAGAAGCTTTAAAGAAAAATAAGCTTTTTAAAAAAGTCATACTAGAAGGTTATTTGAAAGATAGAGCAGTAGCTTTAACAAGCTTACTAGCTCAAGATCACGTAGTTAGTAATGGTCATAGAAGTGCGGTTATGGAAGATTTAATTGCAATTTCCAGCTTAGAAGATTTTTTTATGATGATAGAAAATCTTGGAAACATTCCTTCTGATGATGAAGAGTAAGGAGTAGTTTATGGCTGGTGATAACGAATTATGGGATTTGTCTGATGAACAGCTAGAAACTGCTTATAAAGAAGCTTTAGCTCAAGAACAATCTCCAGAAACAGAATTAGAAACTGATATTGTTGAAGAAGCAGAAGAAACTGCAGAAGACGAATCAGAAGATGAAATTAGTAGTACAGAAGATGACGATCAACCTGAAGAGGAATCTGAATCTGAAGAAGATAGCTCCGAAGAAAACGCTGAAGAAACTGATGAAGAAGACGACCCTGAAAAAGATTCTGATGAACCTGAAAAGGAATCAGAAGAAAATGAAGATGATAGTTCTGAAGAAGAATCTGAAGAAAAAGATGAAGAGCAGCCAGTAGAATCTTATAAGTTTCGTGCTAACGGCAAAGATTATGAATTTTCAAGTGAAGAGATAGTAGATCAATTCCCGAAAATTTTTGGTCAAGCAATGGATTACACCAAAAAGATGCAAGCCATCAAACCTTGGCGTAAAACTATTGATGCTATAGAAAGTTCTAAGCTTAACCATGATGATGTTAATCTCATGATAGATGTACTGAAGGGTGACAAAAATGCTATTTCAGAAGTGTTGAAAAGAACAGGTACTGATACCCTCGATCTCGATACAGAAGAAGAAAGCAAATACGTAGCCAATGATTATGGAAGGGATGAAAAAAGCCTAGCCATAAAAGATATTGTTGAAGATATTAGTAAAGATACTGAGTATGCAACAACTAAAAATATTCTAGAAAAAGAGTGGGACGAAGTTTCTTGGGGAGTTGTAAGTGACAATCCAGAAATGATAAGACTTTTACACGCTGATGTAAAAAGTGGTATTTATGCTACGTTACAACCAGCTGCTGAAAAGCTAAAAGTTTTTGATAATGGTAAACGTCCTGACATAGAATATTATAAAGATGCGGCAAATGAGTACTTCAACAAAACCGCTAAGTTAGAAGCTTATAATAAGCAAAAGCAAATTAGGGATAGTGAACTAGAAGCTAAAAACGCTAAACTAGAAGAAGTTAAAGCTACGTCTAAGAAGCGAGATGCTGTAAAAGAAGCTTCTGCAAAACGTAAAGCAGCAGCACCTGTTAAGGCAGTAGCTACTAAACGTGGAGTGGTGGACTACTTAGAAGGATCTGATGAAGATTTTGAAGAGTGGTACAAAAATTTACAAGAAACATAATCATCTTTTTTAGGCAATAAGCCTACACAATTTATAGGAAATTTATCATGGCTACTCAAGTATACGGAAACGGAACTAATAGTTCTCAAGGTGCTAACACGATTGTTCATTATTATGATCGTGCGGGTGTAAAAGCAGCAAACCGAGTTAATGTTTACGGTCAGTTTGCTGATCGTAAATCAATGCCTACTAAAATGGGTAAAACTTTTAAAATCTCTAAATACCTTCACATGTATGATCGTAAACCTGATGATGCAGAATTTGGTGATAAAGGTTTCTTAACTCTTCGTACAGCAGATGAAGTAAGTTCTTCTTTATCGGCTTCTGCTTTAGCAGAGGGTGCAGGTGCAGTTAACCAACGTACTCTTGAAAAGGTTACAATGGAAACTTCTTTAGCACGTTACGGTGAAATGATTGCGTATAGTGACGAAGTTGAATTGTTTTCAGAAGACACTATGCAAGTACGTTATCGTGAAGAGCTTGGCGAACTAGCAAACTCTCGTATGGAAGATTTGTGTCAGTTAGACATGTTAGCAACTCCTACAGTAATGTACGGTGGTTCAGCTACTAGTCTTGCAACTGTAGACGAAGATTCTAAAGTATCTTACGATTTGCTTCGTAAAGCAGTACGTAAACTAGTACGAAATCGCGCTACCAAAAACACTAAAATGATTGATGGTGATGTGAAGATTGATACTAAAACAGTAGATAAGTCGTTTTACTCTGTTATTGGTCCTAACGTTAAAGGTGATTTAGAAACCTTAACTCGCGGTTCTGTAGCTGAAAACGGTAATACTGAATTTGTTTACGTCCCTTGCCATAAGTATGGTTCTGCTGGTAATTTAGCAGAAGGTGAAGTAGGTGCAATGCATGAGATTCGATTTATTGAGTCTGAAAGCGCTGTAGTTTACGCTGGTGAAGGTGCTGATGCTAGTGGTCACACTGGAGATTTATCAATAACTGGTAGTAATTTTGACGTATTCCCAATTCTTTTCCCAACTCAAGGTGCTTTTGCTACTGTTGGTCTTAAAGGTCAAGGAAAAATCAAATTTAACGCTAGTTCACCTCAAGCAATTAATAACGAAAACCCTTACGGCACTAAAGGTTTCTTCTCTTATAACTTCCACTACGCTGGAATTATCTTAGAAGAAGAGAAACTGTTAAAAGTTCTTGTAACTGCTAGTGTATAATAAGTAAAAAATGAGTAGACCCTTAACGGGGTCTACTTTTATCTAAACATTAAACATCTAAATAACCATAAGGCTTAGAGAAATGTCAAAACTAGAAGAACTAAGACAAGAAGCAGACGAACTTGGTATTAAATACGCAAAAACTGCGGGTGAAAAAGCTTTAACTGAAAAAATTGAAGAGTTTTATAACAAGTCTGAAAGCAAAGAAAGCGTAGTAGATGCAGCTCTTAAAGAGCACAATAAAGAAGTAAAAGAAGATTCTGATAAACCTAAAAAACTTAGTAAAGAAATGAGTGTTTTTGAAAAACGAAGACTCAGAGAAACAGAAGCCAAAAAAACTAGAGTTGTTACTATTATTGATAACGATCAAAGAGTAAACAATAACACAACTACTTGTACTGTAAGCTGTGGTAACGAATATTTTGATTTAGGCACTAAAATTTTACCTTTAAACGAAAAATTAGAAGTAAGAATGGGACACATTCAAACTTTAAAAGAAATTAGAATTCCTCAACACGTAAGAAATCCCGAAACAGGGTTATCTTCTGTTAAAATGAGACAAAGATACTCTGTTAGTTTTGAAGATTAAAATAAGGTGAAAGTATGAGCTGTAGTGTTGATCGTTTTGTAATAACAAAAGGTGTAGATAATAACTTTTTATTTACTATCAAAGCTGACAACTCTACTTTGCCTTTAGTAATAGAGCCTTCAGACACTTTTTCTTATAGGTTATTAAAACTAGAAGATGGAGTGTCTGTTCTTAACGGTACTTTAGATGTAGAAAATGCAACTAATGGAAACGTATCTTTATTTATATCGTCTGTACAAGCAGATGCCCTAGAAACAAGTAAAGGAACAAAAGCAGATAGATATTACCTACGACCTAATTATAAATTGGTGCTAGAATGCAGTACAATTAATAACGGCGATTTTTTAGCTAAGGTCTACGAAGTATATGTCGATTAATAATGAAAACTTAGTATACGTCTCTAACAGAGATATAAAAGCTGAAAATAAAGAACTTGTCAGTGCAGAAAGTTCTTTAAATGTGAAAACTGAAAAAAACAATACTGAAGTAGCAGTAGTTAAAAAAGAATATTCTATAATTGGTGATGCGTTTTTTGCTTCAATTGATTCTGATTTAGCTCCTGAGTGGCTTACTTCTATTGTAGACAACGTAGTTCAAACCTCAATAAATGGTAATTTTAATAATTACGATATTCTAGTTCAAGATGTAAGAAATGCTATAGATACTCTAAATGTAGCTGAAAACACTTACGTAAAAAGTATAAACATTCAATCAATAGTAGATGGAATAATAGCTACAGAGCTAACTACTTTAAATGCTACTTATGGAGGAGTGTTTGCTACAAAAGTAGAATTAACATCTGCTATAGCCACTTCAGAATCAGCAACATTATTTTCTGTATCAGATTCTTTAGCTTCATTCTCAGATACAATTAATTCTAGAATTACTAACGTAGAATTGGCGTATGCAGGAGCAGATGCTGCATTAGCTTCAAACATAAGCAATCTTACTAGTGCTTTTGAAGATCAAGAATCTTTATTGTTAGGTAACGCAGATGCGGTATCTGGATTACAAACTTTTGTAGGACTGACAGGAACTAATTCCCCTAGCGGAACTGGATTATTATCCAGAGTAGATGTTTTAGAAAATCAAGTAGATGGAGTTATTGTTTATTATTCAGGTCAATACGATGTAATGATAAACGTTGTAGTAGACGATGTTAACCAAGATAATGATGAACTCGACACTACAAAAGAACCTTACGCTAGTTGGGCTGCAGAAGATTCTTTGAATAACAATGAAGAAATTAGAAATTCTCATATTGGTGACATATTTATACAGTATGACACTAATGGAGATTATGAAAAATCATATAAGTTTATAAAAACAGCTCAAGATCTTACAGATCCCTTTTCCACAGACGATGAAGGATACACTTGGGCATTAGTTTTAGACACAGATGCTAACGCTGCTTATTCTATTGCACTTCAAGCAAGAGATTTAGCAGACAATAAAAGAAGAGTATTTCTAATACAACCTTTTGCTCCTTACGATGAAGGAGACTTATGGGTAGACAGTAGTTCTACACCTCAAGTTATAAAAGTATCTACTGCTAGTAGAGCTGCTGGTTTTAGTTCTTTAGATTGGATTTTAGCAGATCAGCAAGCACAGGATTTCATAGACAATACATACACTCCTGAAGTATCTCAATTAAGAAGACAGCTAGATGGTAAAATAGAATATTTCTTTTATGAAAGTTACACTGAAATAGCTGGAGCTGTAAATGAATTATCAGCTTTAAACCTTATTGACAATGCTTGGAATACTCAAGCTTTAAGAGATGATGCTAACGGAAACGTTGTATATTTTAAAGATAGTACTAATGCTTATTGGTACGGTGCTTCAAGCAATAGTTGGTCAGTAATAACAGATACTTCTATATATAGAGCTTTGCAAGAATCAGCTAATGCTAAAGCTTCAGCAGATGGAAAAGTATCTCAGTTTTACGCTTGGGGTGGTATAGGACAACCTTCAAATTATATAACAAATCCTGATGCACCTGTAAGTGATCAAATAACAGCTTTAGGATCTAATTTTTATTATTGGTTTAAAACATCAGAAAACAAACTTTATTACAAGCCTAGTAGCTCTTGGGTGCAAGTTCCTGAAACTATTAATGGAAATAAGTATATTGGCGAAGGAGACATAGTAAACGTCTTAGATCCGCTTACAGGAGATCTTACGCTATATACCTACAACGGAACAAGTTGGCAGGTTACTGGACCTTTAGGAATAATTTCTAAAAGTAGATTTTTTGTAG